CATCCTGATATAATGGACTTGCACTTTTATAGAAACCTGTGGCTATTGTTTTTTCTTTTTTGCAAATAGGACAAATTTTCTTTTTTACTTCTTTTTTTGTAGCCAAACTAACAGCCACCTCCTTTTATTCCAATATAAAAAAGAAGCCACTTCATACGAAATGACTTCTCATAATTTTCAATATTAAATTGTCAATGAAAGTGCAATTCACTTCACTTAGCACACCTTCTACGATTTGAACATAGACCTGACGATTTTGGAAATCGTTGCTCTACCAATTAAACTAAAGGTGTATATAACAAAAGAGCCATCTCCAAAGGAAATGACTCTTTCTTAACAAATAAAGCCACCACATGTATAAAACATGAGATGACCTCATAAAGAACAGAAAAGTAGTGTAACTCAACTGCAAAATATTTAAATACTAGCTCCTAAAGCAATAACTCCACCAGCACAAGGAAATGTTGTACTATCTTTGCTCATTGTTAAAATATTACCTTCAACAGAAAATTTGATACTTGTTCCACCATCGGTTTCTTTTATAGGAATAATCATCCAACCATTATAAACATATAAAACCATACCGACCGAATATTTTTCTTGTCCCGCAGAAGAAGACCAATAAAGATATGCCCCATCAGAACTGTTCAAATGAGCTGTATCAGTATACGCATTTGTTTCCCCTCTACTTACAGATAAAATAATTCTATTGTTAAAATTCTGCGCTGTTTTTTCATTGATTTTCTTTGCACTCCACGTTTCTGTAGTAGAAGTAGTAGATGTATCATTGATGGTAGCTTTTGTTTCAATGGATTTCTTTAAATTTACATTACTTTCGGTTGTCGGCTCATACACATGTGCTATACTTCCGATTTCAAGCATTGGTTTCAACACTACGTTATCAGCGGTAACACCTTCTCTGACAACAACTCTAATACCATACTGTAATAAATTAGCATCACTAGCAGTCCAAGTCATATTACCATAATTTGTGCTGATACCATAATTAAAATCATTCTTTATCGTATCAATTCTTACAAACTGGAAATAAACAGGTGCTTGATAGCCACTGGTATTAGGTTGATTCACGCCATCTGACAATGTATAAGTCTGTCCAAGTTCAAGTATTTTCCTATCAGAAGTATCATATGGACTTATCAATCTGAAATCAGATTCTTTTGTAGCTGTACCATTGACAGTGATAGTACCATCTACTTCATTCACTGTATATGTAACTCCATTTGATTCATAACTTATTCCATTATAATATGGATAGGATATTAGATTTCTACCTTGTGAAGTCGAAACTTTATCAATTGCGTCTTTCAGATTCACATTGCTCTCCGAAATAGGCTCATAGGCATGAGTGATTGTTCCCATTTCAAGTATTGGTTTTATTGCTAAATCAGAAACAGAAGTACCTTTACCAACATTAATTGATAAAGAATATGTATGTGTTGAATCACCAACAAAAGTCTTTGCCACTGGCGTATCAGATACATTCGCAATCGCCTTACTAATAGTTTCATCATACACATATACATACACGCTTTTTGGAAGTCCTTCACAACTAAGAGTATAAGAAGTATCACCAAGCTTTAATGTCTTATATGCAAAATTATAATAGGCATTATTCTCCGCAGATGCAGTTCCATTTGCTAAAACTGAACCATCTAACTGAACTGTATATGTTATTCCATTTGTAGTTCTATTTGTTAAAGGATACGGAATTAGATTTCTTCCCTGTGAAGTCCCCACACCACCAAGTTTAGTCTTTTCTTCACTTGTATAATCATTAGAAGATAATCCCTTGCCTTCTTCCTTTACAACAAGATTAGAAATATCTTGATGCTCAGTAAGATATCCTGCATCATTTGTAAACTCAGATACATTTGTTGGAACTGTTGGAATTTCTGTCTTGTCTGCTTTATTATTTAATTTTTTATCAACATCAGTAGTCTTTGCATAATCAGTCAAATCAACAGAAGTATCACCAACGCATTGTACAGTTCCATCAATAAGAAGATATTCTCTATATTTATCATTTCCAGTAACAGATTCAATCTTTAACATATAAATAGTATTCTTATCTGCTGTTTCTGGTTTTGGAATTTCTGTTACAATTTCACGTTTTAAATGATCGGCATTACTAATCTGTTCTCCAACATATGTCTTTGTCGCATAAGGTGTGAGAGTAGTAGTAACATCTGTATCAGTCTGATAATTGCTGTCATTCTGTAAACCACTTACTTTAGTTGGAATATCAGTCGAATTAGCTTTCTTTGTCAATTCAGTCTTAATCTCTGTATCATCATAATTCTTAACACTTTTTATCTTTCAATCTCAGTGTCAGCAATCAGTGATTTACCTTTTACTTTGTCAACTTTACCGCTAATATCCTGATGAGAAGTCAGATATCCCTTTGCGTTTAATTCTTCATCAGTCACATATCCATCAAGAGACGGAATATCAGAACTATTTGCTTTCTTAGTAAGTTCTTCTTTGATAGTGCTATCATCATATACAGTATCTGTAAATTTAGCGTCTACAGGCACATTAGACTCTACTGTATGTCCATTTACAGTAGTATGTGTATGATTTGCATTTGCTTTCTTAGCAAGTTCTGTATCAACATAATTCTTGTCAACATCTATGGTTGGCACAGTAATATCAACTGATTTATCATCCGCAACAGTCTGTGCGACACCATTGACCTTGATAGATTCGATGACATTTTCTTCGCCTGTAGAAGAACCTGTACCATCTTTTCCGTCTTTACCATTTGTAACCGTGTATTCAAATGTAGAATCATCAGAAAATGTAATAACATATGTGTCAATTAGACCTTCAGTTTTTGTCTTTTCAATTTTTGAAATACCAATACCATCCTGACCATTTTGACCAGGATCACCCTTTGCACCTTTAGCACCATTCTTTCCATCAAGAGTGGAAGTCTTTGTAGTTCCATTATCCAATGTATAAGAGAATGTAATTCTATTTCCACCATCAATAGGAGTGATAGAAGAAATAGTGACGTTTTTACCAACGACTGCACCGCCACCTAAAACTGTTTCTTTAACATATCCTTTAGCAACGGATAGTGTTATTTGATCAACGCCCATGATTACACCTCCGTCCAAGTATCAGTATCTTTTGTCAATACATATGCCTTTGATACACCAATACAAAATGCCTCTGAGCCATAAGCACATTTCTGACAACTTACAGTGTCACCGTCCTGTGGTTTTCCTTCTTTTGTTGCGGTAGGTAAATCACTAAGTTCTGTCTCTTTATCAAAATAGAAGAGTTTGTAGCCAGATAAATTGTGATTTCCACCTGTTTCTTGAATCCAATACATAGTTTTCATTCCTCCTTAATATTTTTATAGTCGCCCACATGAGCTAACACGCAGACGACCTTATTAAAAGGAAGTCTGTCTAATTTTTTGCATAAAAATAAGACCTACAATTATGCGGTCTTTCCTAATGATTCATTAGTTCTAAATTTTACTTGATGCATTTTAGTCAACATATTTTTTCGTTCTGTGAATCCCATATCCATCAAAAGTAATACTTGATTCTGTTCTTCCAAAAATAATAACTCTTCATTGTGTTCTTTCTTCAAATAATCACGAATTAACTCATTGGTTGCAACACCATATTCAGACTTTAATTGCTGAGAAGTTTTACCAGAGACAATAACATTTAACATGTCTGCTTCAACTGCATATTCTGAACGACTTGCATGATGCCCCCATATGCGATAGCACCAAGCGTCAATCTCTTTCGACATTTTCTTGTATTCAACTTTCTCAGGATCACGAGTAGCAAACCATTCTTTATTTTTTATAACAATATCTTTTAAAATTCTGAAATATTTTCTGTACATTCGAGATATTTCCTTTGTTGCTTTGTTCGTTCTTGGCAAAGCACCAATATACATTGTAATATCTTCCGCTGTGTCTAATTTTAACATACAAGATTTGGATATTCCTTTTGCTGATAGCTGCGATTGGTTTAAACCAACTGCTTCATTTTCGGCAATTTTTTCGTAATCAATTAAATGAGTGCAAGGATTATTTTCCCATTTCTTTATAGTGCAATAAAATATTTGGTAAGAATCTTCGCTTACATTTTCAGAATTGAAAACATTAGACTTTATCCAATTTGAGAATTTGTCTTTTGAACCAATCTGATTCCATAAATCAATTGCATTCACACTATATTCAGCGATATTATCATTGTCAAATAATACAGGTAATTCTTTTTGACATTTTAATATTAACTGTACATCTTCCTCTGTACAACCAAGTCTTTGTAATTCTTTTCTACTAAATTTTTGAACCATTTTCAGTTCCTCCTTATTTTATTTTTGTTTTTGCGCAACAAAAAAGTTATGCGCTTATTGCTAGATTCCTATCTTTTTGTCTTGACAATTAGTGGGGTATAAGGAGCTACCTCATACCCACTTATTGCTTTTGTATACGCAAAAAGGTGGTTAGGATTCCACCAATAAGGACATAACTTTCGTCCTAATTTGTATTTAATTGTTAATATATTATTCTCTCAAAACCCCAAATTAAGGTCTTTAATAGGGCGGTAGTAAGTGGTGAGCTTACACGCCTAAGTTTCGTATGCATCCCAAAAATAGGTTTTCACATCAGGTTTAC